GGGAACCCCCGACAGCCTGCTATAGACGGCTGTCGGCACTGGTGGTTGACTATGTGGCGTCACTTGTCTGCACCAACACGCGAGGGTCGGGTTATGGGGAAAAAAGAAACGTACACGAGCATGGACCTGTGCGAGCGCTACGGGGTGTGTCTGCGCACCATTCGTGCCTGGGAAAAGAAGCGCGGGTTCCCGCAAGGCGGGCCGTTCTCCAAGGTCATTATCTGGTCGATGGCCAAGGTCCACGCGTGGGAAAAGGTCCACATGCCGCACCTGCATAACGGGTCACATGTGGCCGATGATGATGAGGATTGGCAGCGCATGAAGCGCGGCGAGATTGAGGCGGCGATGCCGCCGAGAACGAAGAAGCGCGTCGAACGCCGCGCAAGATAACTCAGTTCGACATGGTGAAAGGGCGCTCATCCTGAGCGCCCTTTTTCATGTCCCGTTCACTCCGGGGTGGGTGCTTCCAAGCTAGATAGCTTCTTCTCGAACTTCTGTTCGAGCTGTAGAAGCGCTTGGTACTGCTTCACGCAATCGAGCGCCGGCAGCGTCATACGCACAACCAGAATCTTGTATCCCGGTCGTGAGTGCTCACGCATCTCTAGCAGGCTTTCGTTGAGTGGCTTGTCGGGTAGTAGATCGTGAGGTTTGCAGTCGAGCACTTGCGCAAGCCGCGCAAGAGTCTTCGGCGTTGGCAAGCTACGCATCGTTGTGTAGGTGCTGATTGCGTCCTTGCTTACTTTTGCGGCCCTTGCCAGTTCCGCCCCGGTGATCTTCTTTTCCCGCATCCGAGTCATCAGGCGATCCCTGAACGCCTTCCGATCACTCGGCATCGACAAATCATCTGTTCTCTTTATCAAGGCTACAGCTCCTTCTCCGTCGCCAAAGTGCAGCTAGCCATACGACGATTACAACTAACTGACCGCTGACTCCCACAGCCTGCGGATGTTGTGATTTGACGCCACTTGCGCACATCAATCAACAGACAGTTGATTACAGCATGTAGACATGTGACGACATTGGCAAAGATTTCGACAGCCGTATGTCAGTCGGCGCACATAAGCGCTGTTTTCGGCGGAAAAACAGTCACATACGTCACCGGGATTTGACGTATGACAATCGTCTATCGCAGTTTGTCGCCCCTCAGGGAACGCGCAGGGAGGGTCGCAAATGTCTTATCAAGTCCAGTTCGACTATGAAGCGCTCCAGAAGGATTTGGGGTTTCTGGCCTCAGACATCCCCCCGCTCCTAAAGGGCCTGTTCGGGGAAAAGATTACAAAGGCTGGCGTTTATGCATGGTTCGCGAAGGAGCGAATGAGCGTTGAACGTCTGACTCAGATTTTGGCCATCGTTCGGTTGGAGACCGACCGCAAGCTCGATGTTTGGAAGTACATCAAGGTCACCCGAGAGGGTTCGCGGCCGGCCACGAAGCGGGCGGCCTAAATGCGAATCCCCATTCAGGACGAAGCTAACTGGCACGAACTGCGCGCCGGCCGGATTGGCGCAAGCGAAGTAGCGGCCCTCTTTGGTTGCGGCTACCAAAGTCACTTCCAGCTTTGGCACGAGAAGCGCGGCGATCTGGCGCACGCCGACTACAGCGACAACGAGCGCGTAATTCTAGGTAGGTGTCTTGAGGCGGGCATCGCCGACGCCGCGCACCTGCTGTTTGACTACGAGCTACGCAAGGCCGACGCCTACTACACCGACGACGAGTGCCCAGGCTTAGGCGCTACTCCTGACTACTTCCTAGTACGAGAACACGGCGAGTTCCCGGCCGAAGTTAAGAACGCGTCATGGGGCTCGTTCAAGGATGATTGGATCATCCACGAGGACGGCTTCACCGAAGCGCCGCTCCGGTTCCAGTTGCAGGTGCAAACGCAACTCGCCTGCACCGGCGCGAACTTCGCCTTGCTGATTGCGCTCATCAGCGGCGACCGCATCGTCCGGTGCGAGATGGCGCGCCACGACGAGGCCATTGCCGAGATTCGTCGGCGAGTGTCGGAGTTCTGGCATTCCATCGAACACAACATCGAGCCGCCGGCCGAAATGCCGCGCGACTTCGACGCCGCGAAACGCGTCTGGCCCGGTGGACACGCTGCTGTCGATCTGCACGGTGATCCGGACATCGAGGCGTGGTTACACCAGCTCTCCGAACTGCGCGACGTGCGCAAGCGCGTCGAAGCGGACGCCGATGTGATCGAGGCCCAGGTGATGCGCTACTGCGTGGAGAACGACTACGCGGCCATCACGGCAAACGGCGGGCGCGTCAGCTGCAAGACCATGCCGGCGAAGCCCGCACATACGCGCGAGTTCAAGGCGCAGCCCGAACGCATCTCCCTGCGAATCACGACGAGGTAGGCCATGAAGAAGCCCATCTCTGCCGCGCGTCTGCGCGATCAGGCGTACCGCTGCGAGCACGCCAAGTGCAAACGCTGCAAGTGCCGATGCGGCGGCGCGCTCCACGGCACCAAGCACGAGGAACAGTGGATCGAGGAGGAGGTCATGCGTGACCGCCTGCGATGCCAGCGCGTGCCGGATCAGTTTGATTGGGTCGGGTACGCCGGCTTCGAGCAGTACCTGTGATGAGCGAAAAGGAAATCGAGTTCATTGCGCAAGCGCGCATTGACCTGAACGCTGACATGCGCAACACCGATCACTACGGTCCTGCGCTGGCGCGGCAAATCTGCGGCGTGCGTGGCGAAGTGGCGTTCGCCGACAAGTACGGCCTTGGGTACGAGCAGATTCGAGCCGTTCGCCGTGGCAGTGATGGCGGAATCGACTTCGAGGTATTCATCGGCGGCGTGCGGCTGACCTTCGATGTCAAAACCCGTGACGCCTCCGGCAATGACTTGCTGGTGAAGGCCGAAAAATTCTCGTTCGCCACCTGCGCGGATTATTTCGTGCTCGCGCAGTGCATCGACAAGCGCGTGACGCTCATCGGTTGGGAAGACCCGAAGCTAGTTCAGTGTATGCGAGTCGAAAAGCTCCGCGTGCCGACGCACGTGCGCCGACTGGCGGAGCTGCGGCCGATGCGCGTGCTGGACAACCTGATGGCGCTTCGTGATCGACAGGCGCAATCAGCATGAAGCGCCTCCCAAAGCCGGGACTGCGCTGGCTCCCGAAAGCCGCGCTCAAGTGGGTCGATGGCAGCGGCGCGGTGGATCTTCTGCCGCGACAGCACGCGCTCTACATGAACCTGGGTCTTGGTCCCGAGCCAGGACTGATCTACCGCGAACGGCAGATGCAAAAGGCCGCGGTGGAATACATCGACAAGTGCTACCCGCAGATTGGCCCGCTGTGCTTCCACGTGCCGCTCGAACTACTGCGCCGCGAGGAGCATACGGCCGGCATGTTCCACGCACTCGGCGCGCGCGCCGGTGTCGCCGACATCGTGATGCTGATCCCGCGCGGCGTGTACCACGGGTTGTTAGTCGAACTGAAAGTGCCGCCGCGCCGGCCGACTGACTCACAGGTGAATTTTCTCGAGCTGGCACGCGCCCAAGGGTACGCGGCGTGCTGGACGGATTCGGTCAACACCGTTCTGAAACTCATCGATGTGTACCTGAAGCTCCCGCCGCGAGCGACGTTGGCGGAACTCAACCCTCAACCGTTGGAGGAGAACCATGAACTCCGTCGTAGCACAAAAGCCCGCCGCCAAGCCCATCGAACTAATTAGGTCTCAGCTGTACCTGCCGTCGATGCAGGAGCAGTTGAAGAGCGCACTGCCGCCGCACGTCACGGTGGACAAGTTCCTGCGCGTCGCGATGACCGCGATCCAGCAGAACCCGGACTTGCTCAAGTACGAGCGCAACTCGCTGTTCGCGGCCGTCGTGTCGAGCGCGCAGCTGGGGTTGCTCCCCGATGCGCAGCTGGGCGAGGCGTACTTCGTCCCGTTCAAGGGCAAAGTCACGCTGGTCCCCGGCTATCGAGGTCTCATCAAGCTCGCGCGTCAGGGCGACATCGGTTTCGTTGAGGCGGAAATCATCTGCGCCAACGACAAGACGCTGTACGTACTCGGCGATAACTCGCACTTCGAGTCGATGGTGAACTGGCAGGACCGTGGTCCGATGGTCGCGGTGTACGCGCTCGCCAAGTACCGCGACGGCGGGATCGCCAACCGCGTCGTCATGACCAAGGCCCAGGTCGATGCGATCCGCGCCAAGTCGCAGGCCGCCAACGGGCCAGCCTGGACCGACAACTACGACGAGATGGCCAAGAAGACGGCCCTGCGCCGGCTGGCCAAGTTGCTGCCACTGTCCACGACCGCCAACAACGCGTTCCGGCTCTCCGAGCTGCACGAGGAGCTGGACAAGGGCGGGCGGGTGATCGAGGGCCAGGTAATCGCCGACGAGGGCGAGGAGCCGCAGCCAGCGGCGGCGGGCCCGGAAACGAAGGCACGACGCCGCAGGACGGCACTTGACGACATCGCGGCCGGCGGGCCGGCCGGCCAGACAGGGGGCGTACAGGACGCTGTAGACGGCGGTACAGGCGATTTACTGGTGGACCCGGACACCGGTGAGGTCATCCACGGTGCGGCGTCCGCGCCGTAAGGACATCCCGCAGGCGGCCCCGATCATTCACGAGCTGTGCGTGGTCTGCCGTCAGCAGGGATTGGTGGCGGCGGACATCTGGCCGTACTGGTGGGGCGTCGCCATAGGACACAAGTGGTGTCACCGACCCTGTGCAGAGCGATACCGATGCGCGCTAGTTGCCGCTCAACGGCGGCGAGCAGTTGAGGGTTGCAAACCAGTGGCCCCGGCAGG